GCGAAGGTCCGGAAAAGTCGACTTTAGCGTTACTCTGTTCATAAATTGCGGTGTTGCTATCGTCACAGATTTGTATGCGGTTTGCAGCGACCCGCTTACTTCGATCAGCATACCAATTTGCAAGTTGCCGGTTGCGTCGTTCCCGATTCTTGTTAGCAATGCAATGTCGCGGTTTGCAAGCATTAGCGCATGTTGTCTGTACAATTGCATTCGTTCAATGTATGCAAAACTTGTTGTGATTGTTGCGCGGCCATAAAATCCACCGCTATACGTCAACCCAGCACCGCCGCCTGATGAGACATCCATATATAAGTATCGGGCGTCAATGTACGGGCACAGGTCAAGCATCGACATAAATATGCCGTTTCTATTAGCGGTTCCAAAGTCGCCCGTAATTTGACCAAGTATCTCAAGTCCCGCGGCCGCCGTGCCTGGGACCGAGTCAATGACAGAATATGCAGCATGCGGAGCACCAGTTGATCCTGAGGTATCTGTAATGTTATCACAAACACCATCACCATCCAGGGTCCACAAAAACGGAATACAGTCGACCTGTAAATTTGCAGCAATTAATGGAAGCGCAGCATCATAAACGGCCTGGACCTGGGTTGAAGTTAGGGCAGTTTCATAGATTGTAAAACCGAGCAGTTTTCCACGGCAACGATTGGCCGGTGTAACATCAGAACCAATGACCAGGCCGCCGATAACTTGTGACGTATACGTTCCACCGGTGGCCGCATTCGTGCCGTTTTTAAAAATATTTAGTCCGTTAGACCCCCAAGTAAACACAAGGTGCAGAGCATCACTTGTTGCAAATGTCTGGGCAGCCGTGCTGATCGTATTTGCGCCATCAGTCAGATAAAACTTGTCATCAGTCGGATTATAATACCCGCTCAACATGCCGGCGCCGCAGGAAAATAGGTAACGATTACCGGTTAAAGCGTTGTCTTCTTCAGGCTTCCAAATTACAGCGATTGATCCGCCTTGCGCTTGGATCGTGTCATGTACCGCTGTAAGTTGTATACGACCCGATGAAGCGGTTGTGGTTGACGCTAATTTTGTTCCAGACCATTCACAACCAAGCATATCGCCGTGGATGAATTCAACAGGCAGTGCCGTTTCACCCATCATAAACCCAGACAAGTATACAGCCCGCCCGGCTTTTACCTGAATTCCAACATCGGCAGCGGCATTGATTCCAACCGCTGTTGCTGTTAACTCATACCAACCGCCACGAAGTGGCGTGAAAGTCGTAGTTAGAGCCGCGTTGTAATAAATTTGACAATCTGCCGATGTTACAGCAGCGTTATCCGGACGCCTAACATAACACTTGAACGCATGCGTGTTTACGTTGCCTGCATTGATCGATTGCGTACAGGTCCCGTTTGCAGCGGCTGCCCAAACAAGAATGGCCGAGTACCCGTTTAAAACATAGCCGGATTTTGCCGTTTCTAACCGTGTCAAACTGGCCGCCGTCCACGGATTTGCCGCAAAAGTCATGGCAAAAATTGGACTGGTCATTTTGTTCGTTACGGTCTGCATAATACGTAAACCGTGATCGCACCCATCGATATATCGATCGACAACCACAGCACCGTTTGCATTGGCGAGTCGTTGTTTTTGACCGACTGCTGGTTTTACGCGCATCGTTATCGCGCAAAAGAACACGACGCCTGTAAAACTTCCAACTCGGCCACGTGAATAAAGATCGTTTATCTGAACGTCCGCTGTAATCACTTCATAACGCAGGTACGCGCCAAACTGCCCCCATAACGGTTCTGGGAGACTGGCATTTGGTTTGAAATCAAACCATAAAGTATCACCAACTGACGTATTACAAAAGGCAGCCAGTTCATTTGCCGCCGCTTTTGCTTGTTCTGGTGTACTGGCATAAACCCGTACTGACAAGTCAAATTGGCTATCGAGCAGTTTACTGCCGACAAGTTCTCCGCCATTTGAATTGTTTACAACACCATCGGCGACCTGCCAAGTTCTCTGCGAACCTGGAGGAACAACGTTAGACGCCAGATATGGCGATGTCATCAGATCGATAGTTGTCCCACCACGTCGGAATCTGGCCGCAATTGCCATATTATCTGCTCCCAGCCAAAGCAGCACCGGATACCGATGTCTGCCGTACTCGTTTGTTTATTTCAGCAATAACGCGTTCTGCGTATTGTTCTGGGTTAACGGTCCCCTGTGGAACAACTACAGAGATTCCGCCATTGATCGTCAAACCGTTGTCGGCGGTCGTCGCCGAGATCCCGGACATTTTTGCCATGTTTGGTTCAAGGTCAAGTTCAGCGGAGAAGTCAGGAAGACTCCGGCTTGACAGATCGTCCATCGCGTCACCGATTCCACGAAGCCCAAGTTCAAATGGTGTCGGGCTGCCAGGCGTCAACCAAGCCGGCAACTTCAAACCCTTGATCTTGTCGGCCATTTTCTTCAACCAGTCGGTGACCTTGCTGATCGCGTCACTGATTGCGTTGAACGCCGGCGTCAACTTCTCATTCAACCATGCACCGACATCTTTGAAAATTGGCAGCACCTTGTCTCTCAAAAATGCCCAGATCTTTTCAAGCGCTGGCTGCAGTACATTTTGCCACAGACCGGCAAGGGCCTTGATCGCCAACCCGAGGACCGCGCCGATGAAGTCAGCAAGGGCCTTCAGGAAGGGAAACAGCGTGGAATTCATCCAGGCCCAAACCTTCTGAATCGCTGGCAGTAGTACGTTCTCCCAAAATGTTTTCAAACCCTGCAAGGCAACCGGGATATTTTGTGCCAACCAGGTGAACAGTTTTTCGAAGAGCGGGAACAGGTTCGCCTGGATCCAGGACCAAACGGTCTGAATGGCTGGCAGTAGCACCGTCTCCCAAAATGTTTTTAGTGCCTGAATGGCGACAGGAATGTTGACCTGCAGCCATGCAATCAGCTGGTCAAAGATCGGCTTGAGTTGTCCATTCCAAAGGGCGGTCATGGTATCACGAATGCCGCCCCAGTTGTTGGTCCACGCTTGGTAGATCAAGTAAGCGGCCACGCCGACCGCCGCCAGGACAAGCACTACTGGCCAGATCGAGGCCCACAATACGGCAAACCCGCCAGCAGCCGCGATTGCGCCAGCGGCCGCATTATACAAGAATATAACGACAGCGACCCCAACCGCAGCCAGCACGCCGACGATGACCCCCTTGTTTTCCATCAACCAGGAAAAGGCGCCCTTGAACGCTTCATATACTTTCGGTAAATTGTCGATGATCTTCGTAAAGATCTCGGCCAACTTCTCACCAAACTTCTTTACGCCAGGTTCGACGTCCTTGAGGAATTTCAGCAATTTATCAAGCACGCCGCCGGTTGTCGACAGGAACGGGCCGGCCAACGTTTCAGTCAGGGTCCCAAATTGATGTTTGACCAGTTCAAGCGAGCCCTTGGTTGTCTTGGCAAAAGCCTCGCCACTGCCGCCAAACTCTGTTGCCAATTCTTTTAAAATGAATTTTTGCGCCCCAGCAACGTCACCCATCTCAACCATTGTCTTGATCATGTTGACGGCGTCTTCGTTGAAGTTGACACCGACGCGGCGAAGGGCGGTCACACCTTGGATCGGGTCCTGGAGCGCTTTACCGATCATCACCGCCTGACTGGTCATGTCAAGCATTGGGTTGCCCGTTTTGTCAAAGGCACGGGCCATATCGACCGTCGCCTGCAAGGCCTGTGGGAAAATATCCTTGCCCAAACTGGTGAATGTCAGCAGCATGTTGGCGCCCTGCTGAACAGATTCCGCTTCGGTGGCCGTGGCATTCTCAAGCGCCCCTGACATGTCTTCAATTTCCTTGGCGGTCAACCCCGCGGCCCCACCGGTCGATTCGATTACCGCCTGCGTCTGCGCGTTGATCATTTCAATACGCATCAGGGACTTGATCCCCTTGCCGAGTTCATACGTCAGACCAGCAACGCCGGCGGCGGCGGCGGCCAGACCGGCAGTCACAACAGCGCCGCCGATCGACGACAGACCGGATACCATGCGCGACGAAGAGGCCGTTGCTTTCGCTTCGGCCTCCTCAATTCCTTTGTTGAATTCTCCGGAATCAAGACCCAGTTTCACCAAGAGGGTCATCAGTGGAGTTGTCATCGCGTTCGCCTCTCAGGTCTTGCCCGCCCATACTGGCGGTGATCATCGCGGCAAAACTGATCTGCTCGTCGATCGTCTGCGGCTTTTGCCTAAACTTCGGCATGAAGTCCTCGACCTTGAATGGTCGTGACCCCTTGCCTCGATTTGTGTTGGCGATGGTCGATGCCGTGATTGCGTGGCCGATATATGCGGCGTCTTGCCCAAATGGTTCAAGTGAGTAGTACGCCATCCACTCCATCAGCAACTGGCTCGGAATCCTTGCCAGCATTGCGTCGACATCGACCTCACCAACCGCCAGGGCTAGGCGGAATGCGAACCTTCTAAAGGGTCCGCTTCGAGGGCCTCGGCCATTTCGTCAACAGCATCGTTGCTCAGGCCAGACAGGCGCTGGGCAACTTCAAAGATCCGGTTGACCGCCGATCCGGATTTGCCGGACAGCGCCTTGACATCAGAATCGGTAAACAGGCGTTGGCCATCCTCGTCGACGACGGTCATGGCAACAAGCTTTGACCGGATATTTTCGAGATTCGCCACCTGCGACTTACCGCGTTGCTGAAGCATTGACGTCTGGTATTGGTCCAACTCCGCGGCAGTCAAGGTACGAACAAGCACCTCTCCCTGCCACTCTGGGACGTGAACGCTTTCAGTAACGAGATCTTTTGCCGCTAGGATTGCGGCCTTACTCAAGATCGGCATGCTGCGCTTCTTTCTGCCCTGGTGGGCGTTAGTTGAGGGTCGGCTGACCGGTGATCTTGTACGTCACACTGGCGGCAAGTTTGCCGTCATGCGGCGCTTCCGGTTCAAAGCCGGTGCAAAATGCAGTAAAGGACCAGGTCACAGTCGGGTTGGACGGGAAGATGATTGAGTAGGTCTGGGATGTCCTGGAGACCAGGTCGGCGATAATGCCGCCGGCGGCGTTGCGGTGGGTAGCCAGGTTCGGGTCATAGACCAGTTCAAGGGTCACTTCACCAGACCGGAGAATCGTGCCAACAACTTCTTCCCAACCGGCGGTGCTGTCATGCGACGTCACGTCTTCCGTATCGAGTGACAGGCCAGGACCGGAGATGTTGACAACCTGGGCAACGGTCGTCGCGCCACGACGAAATTGGGTCCCAAAAGCAGGATACTTAGCCATAATTCATGTGCTCCTTTACGCCAAGGTGGGCGCGCCGGTGATCTTTAGTGAGACTGAACCGGACAAATAACCGGCGTGATCAGCCCCTGGTTCGAAGGCGGTCACGTACGCCGGGAAGGACCAAACGGTGCCGCCAGCATCAGGGAATGTGACCTTGAAGAAACTCAACTTCTTGTTGTTCATGCGGTACACAAGACCAAGCGAACCGGCATTGTCGTGCGTGTCGTCAGTCGGATCGTAAACAATATCCAAGGACACTTCGCCAGACCGGAGGATCGTCGCGATGACTTCCTCCCAAGCACCGGTGCTATCATGGGTCGTGGCGTCCTCTGTGTCCATGGCTAGACTTGGCCCACCGATGTTGCGCACGCCCGCGATCGTCGCCAGCACTTCGCCGGCCAGCGTGTTTGCTGAGGTGGCGTTCGGCGTCAAACCAGTGCAGGTACCATTGGTGAAGGCCAGATTGAAGGTGCCATCATTCGCCAGTGCTTCGAGCGCGGTCAAGATGACCAACGACCCGTTTGCCTCGGCGACGCATTTCGCAGCCACGTTGGCATTCAAGTTGAGGGCCGCGGCGGCCTTAGTCGCGACCACGTCAGCGGTATCTCCGCTTAGGACAGCGACCGAAACAGCGACCGGGGAACCAGTCATGCCAGCTTTCGTCACGGTGAATGTTGCATTACCAGGGTTGACGATCGTCCCAACGACGGTGGCCGTCTCGATCTGGCGTGTCCCCATGCCGAGGGTAATCCCAAAAGCGTCGTATTTTGCCATTATCCCTCCAGGTGCCAGATCGTGTAATCGCTCCGGCTTCTGTACAATTCCACTGCTTGATCAAATTCGACTTGTTCGTCGACGATGAGGGCAGCCTGGACCGTGACAGGGTCTGCTGTTCCCATTGTACCACGGTATCCATTCAACGCCGCCCGAAGTGCGTCGGTCACCCTTTTTGCTTCCATTGGAGAAGCGCCCCACGCGTCAAACTGGAAACGCGGATAGGCGGTGCCCGATGATCCGGACATGTCATGCGTGGTGACCCGTGGCGTGGATACCCGTTGAAAAGTCAAGCTTGGAATGGTCACGGTTTGAGGGAGATGAAGAGGATAAACGCGACCAGAGACCAGGGCGGCCAGGCCGATGTTTGCTGTTAGGTAAGCCTTCAATCCTTCCTCAATCGTGATCATTGCGCGCTCTCGATCGTCCTTCGTATTTCATAACTAACGGCCTCACGAATTTCATTCATGTGTTCATCAATCGCCGGCCGCAGGTATGGTCGCGCTGGTATATGGACCACCTTCGCGAAAATGTGCTCGCCTGATTCTGTTACCCAATGCAGCATCCTTGCGAAAACCGGCTTGATGATCCCACCAAGTTCGTGAATTCTCGCGTATACAACATTGGTACCAACTTCTGCTTCTGCGTACGTAGTGCTCGACTCGCCGATCACGGTATGTATACTGTTGCCAAGATTGTTTGTTGCCCTACCGCTAAATACACTATTCGCGTTGATCTTGGCATACTGTTCTACAACCTGTCCGCCAGCCATGGCGGCCCGTTGCAGGCCTTCACCCTGCATCTGCTCTGACAAGCGCTTGAATTGTCTCTTCAGCTCGGGGAATCCGATGATCTCGAGCTTGACTTTCATGCCGGCGCTCATTAGACCTCGATCCGCCGCAAAAGAAGCCGGATGGCAGATGGTCCACGTTGAATCGGGCCGACGATACCAAACACGAGCGGCGTAATGTCTTCACCATAGCGCTTGTCAACTTTGATACGGTCCTTTGGATCGATCGTGACCGTGATCGGCAGTCGAATCGTCGCGTCGTACTCAACCGTGGTGTAATCCACCCCGCGCCGCTCTGCACCGGGTCGCATGTCCAGGCCACAACTGATGGCCGGACCGTCGGCTGGGTACGTGTTCGCCATAAAACCATCGGTGTCAGCAGCCAGCACACAAGCCTGCACATGGCACTGATCATGCATGTGAAGATCCTGTGCTTGTCGCATTCTGGCCAGGTCACCGGTTGGAAAGGGCATCAGTCATCATCCTCTGGCAAATTTCCGATCCACGGAAAATTGCC